ATAGTAATATTCTTATCTATGAAGAGCCCATGTTAGATGATAAAGACCCTTATAAAAATTTATATGTAGCTGGGATAGACTCTATTGACCAAGGTACAGAAGATTCTGCAACTCAAAAAGATGTATCAGATTTTTGTATTGTAATAAAAAGAAGAGCCTATGGTTTAAAAGAGCCTAAGTATGTAGCTGTGTATAAAGAAAGACCAAGAGATATTAGATTGGCGTATGATAATGCAATGAAATTATTAACTTGATATAATTGCAAAGCATTACTGGAGCACACCAAAATTAGTATCTTAACCTACTTTAAAAGCAAGAAAAAAGATAATCTTTTTATGAAACGCCCAAAATCTAGTCTTAGTGATATTAAGAGAGGTAATTCACAAATGATTGGAGTCCCTGCTACAGAAACTATTATAAAGCATGGGTTGGAACTTATTAATACTTATATAAATGATTATTGTTATACAATAGATTCTGATATGATTCTGGAACAATTATTAAATTATTCTTATGAAAATAAAAGAAAATATGATATTGTTGCAGCTATGAGTATGGCAGAAATCGCTGATGAAGAGTTAATGGGATTTAATCCAAAACCTGCGCATAGTGTAGAAAAAGAATGGAAAGATTTTGGATGATTTACTAATTCAAAAGGTTATAAACAGTTTGGAGTTATTGGTGATGAATAATTTAGAAGATAAAATACGAAATGTGATAAAAGAAGCTTTATGCTCAGAATATATTGGTAATTTAGATATATTGCATGATGAGGATTCTTATACTTTAAAACTGGATTTAAATCAACATGAAGCTCCAATGTATTTTTCTTATCAAGGAAGTGAAGAAGGTTTTCTTGATTATTTATTAAGAGATTTAAGACAACGACAAATCGATCGTGCTAAGTATTATAAAGGAATAATGACAGATACTGGTAACGATGATATTTATTATATTGTACTAGAATGAACAAAACAGAAATCCAATTAATAGATGATGCTATTAATGAATTAGTATATGAAAAAGTAAGGCTCAGAAAGGCTTATCAGTACTATCATTGTCATCGAGATGCTGATCAATTTAAAAGTCTTGAATTTAATTATGGAATAGGAACTCCAACAGCAGTAAACTTCACTCCATTAATTAAAAAACACATTGATGTTTTAGTTGGAAAGTATCTTGAACTAGAGCCAGATTTAAAAATTTCTTGCAAAGATTCATTAACTGTAACTAATATAATGCGGGAAAAACAACTAAAGATAGATCAAGCATTATATGAAAAACTACATCAATATTTACAGAATAATATAATTTCTGTATTATTGGATAATAAGGAAGTAGTTAATGATCCTTTTATAGAAAAAGAATTAAAAACTATTCAAGATAATTTAGATAGAACGTTTATTTCAGATTATGAAATAGCAGCCCAGAATATATTACGGTATTTAAAACAATCTAGAAATATTGATATGAAAAATAAGATGCGACTCTTATTTACAGATTTACTTATTAGTGGAACTTGCTACTATAGAACAAGACCTACTGAAAGTGGAGAGAATATCAATTTTGAGGCTTTAAATACGTTAAACACATTTATAGAAAGAAATCCCAATTCCCCTTATTTAGCAGATTCTAGACGTGTTGTTATTCGCAAAATGATGACAAGAGAAATGATTTTGAACGAATACCGTAGTGAGTTAACTGCAGAGGCCGTTGCTAAACTAAAAGAAGCTCCTAAAATGGGGGATGTTAGAACAACAACATATTTGGTAAGAACTTCTGCTATTCCTCCTGATGGTTTACCTAGACCTGATTTAACCCCAGGTATTTTAGGAGGACTTGAAGCTTATCCTGCAATGCCAGGAGATGAGGCTTTGTTATCTAATTATAACCCTCATTTAATTACTGTTTATGAAGTAGAATGGCTTGAAGTAGATGAAAAGACAGGATACTTAACAAGACATGAAGGAGTCAAAATTGGGAATGAAATCTATATTACTAGAGGAGAAGTAGAGAATGTTGTAAGATCTACAGATTATCCAAGTAAATGTAGATTATCTGTAAATGGGATGTTCTTCTTAGATCATAATGGAGATCCTTTTAGTTTAGTATTAAATACTATGAATCTCCAAGATAAATATGACTTATTACTCTTTTACAGGGATAATTTAATTGCCTCTTCTGGAACAGTAGGAGATTGGTTAGATTTAGCTAATCTTCCAACGGCTCTTGGAGTTACTATGCCAGAAAGAATTCAAAAATGATTAGCCTACAAAAAGAATGGTGTCGGAATTCTTGATTCATCCCAAGATGGGCAGCCATTAAATACAATATTCAATGGATTTGATGATACAGTCAAAGCACAAAGTATTCAAGCTATACAATTAGCTATTCAATCTATTGAACAGCAAGCCTCCTCTATTACAGGGGTACTTCCAGAAATGCTTGCACAGTATGAACAACGTGATGCTGTTAGTAATGTTAAGTTAGGAGTAACTACTTCTGGACTTTTAACCAAACAATACTTTGATTGTATGGATACAATTTATAAAGAAGTTAACTATGATTTACTAAATCTTGCTAAATTAGTTTATCCAGACGGTCTTCAAGGAGTTATTATTTTGGGAGATAGATATTCTCAGATATTTTCAGCCCTTCCTGAGCATTATACAGTAACAGATTTTGATGTTCATATTGAGGATAGTACAGCAACATTTAAGGATAGGGAAACTATAAAAGCTTTGAGTACTGAGCTAGTTAAAGCTGGTTATTCTGATCCTGAAATGATTGTTAATATTGTAGCTGCAAAAAATATGACTGAACTCAAACGTTATGTTGAACAGTCAATGAAAATGAAGAAAGAGGAAGAATCTATTGTTCAACAACTTCAACAACAGTTACAACAAACAGAACAACAAGCACAAGAGCTATTGAAACAGAATAAAGAACTACAATCTCAGTTGGCTCAATTACAAAGTCAAGCCAGTCAAATGGAACAAGCTAAGATTGAAATTGAACAACAGAGGATTGCGCTGGATCACGAAAAGATTAAGAATGATAAAGATTATCAGGATCAATCCATTGAAGTCAAAAAGCAACAATTACAAGCTCAAGTTGCACAAATGTTCGATAATAATCCTTATAATGATAAAATTAAGACTGTATCATAATGGGTAATTTAAATGTTAAATTAATAGTCTATCCTAATTGCAAATTATCTGCAATTGATGATAGTAGCTATACTGATTTGCCAGATAAATATGGTACTATATTTAAAAGTATAGCTGATTATGTATCACTTGAGTTTTTGACATATTCCGATAGTAAAGAAATAGAACCAAATACTATAATTTTTGAAAACTACTGTCATAATAGAGATAACTATCTAAAAGATAGTATATTTCCTATAATGAAGGACGGAATTCACTTTTATTATAAGATAGTGGTTCCAAAACTTGAAACCTTATTTATTCAAAACTCTGAAGGTTTATACACTAAAGTGTTTTTAGAAAACCAGACCTTCTATTATAATAATAAGTTCTATATAGGTAAAGTAGATTATAATACTGACCCTGTTACTAAAAGAGAACTACTTGAAAAGATAAATGAGATCCTAGAAACATCGAAATCAGAGATTATAACTAATTATACTGAATTATATGAACTATCTGGGAGTCAGTCTTTTGTATGTAAAAAAATAGTTTTCACCACTTGTAAATTAACCCAATGTTTAGTAAATTTACAACGGAAAATAATAGATTATCAGATTTATAACAAATGTGCTGACTATAAGAAAATTACAGAAGAGAGGGATTTTCTTATAAGTACTATCTATGTATTAGACTATTTGAAAGATATTGGAAATTTTCAGGAAGCTCAGAGAATAATAGAGAATGTAATGGAATGTGGGAGCATCTGTGATTTCGAAGATGATATTAATAGTTGTGGGTGCAATGGATAAGTTATATAGTACTTTATATATTCTATTTTCTAAAGAACTTCTGAATCTTAATATAGGATATTCTCTAAATAAGTCCAAATTAAATAAAATGATGGATATTATAAACGCAATAGA